GCCTAGCGTGGAACCCGCTGCTGTGGGTAAACTATAACTACCGCCGCCAGACGAGGCCGCTACCCAAGTTAAACCGCCAGCGTTTGAACTTTGAGCGGACAATACGTATCCGTTAACGGGGTTGTTTGAGACTTTTAAGTTAGCTTCGTCAACCACGTTCGAGGCTATAACAGTGGCACCATCTGAAGTACTGGTTATCTCTCCAGTGTGGTTTGGGTGTACGTAATTGTTGGCGTTAATGGTAATAGTTTTCTCAACGCCAGTGCCGCTTGCCACCACTCCAGACCCGACAAAGTTAAGTCCTGTGGCCGCTGTACTAAGGGTGGAGCCTTCGTCCTTAACGGCGATTGTGTTTCCACCTGCTGCACCCTGTGACCCAGTATTTCCCGTGTTGCCACGGGGTACAGTGAGTACACCAGTATCGCTATTGTAAGCTACATTTGAGCCAGCAGTACCAGTTGCAGCAGTGAGCCCCGTGATTGCATTCTTGTGGCCCAAGGCTGTAGTTGCAGATGATGCTGCGGAAGTTGCTGAGGACGCAGCGTTTGTTTCGCTGGTCGCAGCGGCTGCTTTTGAAGCTGCCGCCTCTTCTACAGATGATTGAATAGCTGTTGCGGCTGAACGTGTGGCAACAGTTCCCGCGTAGAAACTCGTGGTCGTCATTTCAAAATCTCCTAGTCTTCATAATAATGGGTAGGCCGCATGACCTGAGTACCGCCAGACTGTTCTGCTGTATCGGCTTGCTCTTGGAGTTCCCGTAGAAACAGGGACGCTTTGGCCTCAAAGATTTCAGCACGGTCATCTAGGAAGTAATCAGAAGAATAACCAAGAGCAGTATATATGATGGCGTCAGACGCTGAGTTTGTAAGTGCGTGACTATCGCTGTCGTTCACAAGTGCTGGGAACTCAGCATAGTAATTGATCTTTATGGTGCCACCAGTTGGCTTTGGGTGCAAAAGAAACGAACCTTGTTCGCGTGTGAAAAACTTAGGAGACCCTAACTGACCTGTCTTCTGCGCTGCCACCATTTCGTGCATAGGAATGCGTACAAGACCATCGCCGTCATAGTAAATGTCAATAGTTTCTAGTAAATCACTGGGCAAGTTAAAGTATGCTAGGCCACCTCCAGAGGTAATGGTGAAGGCCTGCTGCTGTTCCATTGAAGGAATGCGGAGCGTCCTGAGTATACGACCTAACGCTTGGTCAATGAAGGTGTCGGCCAAGGCGTTTGGGCAGTCGCTACGGTTTAGGAGGGCTATAAAGTGGGCTCGGAGTTCACCTTTGTTCATCTAGGTAGTCCTTTTTTTAGGCTTAGGTTTGGCTGTAAGAGCAGCCTTTTTAAAAGCCGTATCAGTAGGAGCACCCTTGGCACCTTTGGACCTCATAATTTTACCACTAGCTCTCTTTTTATGAATGTTACTATATAAGCCCATGTTAAATCCTTTTGTCGGTTGCCATGAATGCGCCCAAGTCTTCAGACTGTAACTTTCTGACAATCTGTGGTCCTGTAGCTTTCCACATATCGAAGCCTTCTCGCATCCACCTTTCAACTACGACAGTCGGGATAGATGCAACTCTATGGTACTCACCAGATCGCTGCTTGGTACTTTCGTTCCGTGCGTCTTTGAGATCGTCTAAGAATGCTTGGGTTATGTTTTGTGTATGTTTCCGAGTCACGCCTCCAGCTTCCCAGATGAAGTCTGTGGCTGACTGTTGTAATTCTGTAGTCATGTTTTGCTTCCTTTAGAATGAAAAAGGCCCCCCCAAAGCCAACACAACAAGGAGAGCAAAACCTGTGTAAGACTTGGGAGGGCCAGAGCTAAAAGCCAGTTGATACCTGAGCTTTTAGTTTGGCGTTATGACAGACCTGTTATCTTGATTGAGTCGCCAAAGTTCATATGTTTTACTGAGACTTCGCCAACAATTTGGTGCTTGTCGCTATCACCAGATTTCGCTAACAGTGTGCGAGTAAATGGACGCAAGGATGTCAACTTAAACATACTTGGGTCAATCAGTAGAGCGTGAGTTGTTTTAAGCTGCCTGTTAAGGACAACTCGATATTCGCCATATGGGCTACATGGCATCTTCGCCTAGTGTCATTAATACTAGACCGTCTATTAAGACTGCTTATGCTTTCACATAAGATGAGACTATATCATCACCGCTATTTGCAGTGTCTGGCGCTTCGGATCACTTGATCCTACTCCCTTGCGGGATAGTCGTTGCACCTTCCCCATCACTGGGGCTTGGCTCAGGATTACCTTATGTTTTCACACTTAGGCTTCCCCTGAGTTCACCAGATTTAATGTACGCTAGCCGCGTCAACGTACAGGTCAATAGCATTGACCAATGTCTTACCTTGAGCAATCTCACGGTTTCTTCCCGATGCTGCACTAAAGCCAGCGACGATTTGGGCGTCAGCGGTTTTTATCATCAGAGTGTCAACATCGCTGCCATTGTTATAAGCAGTTTGACCCGCTGTAAGTAGCTTTGCTTCAGTAAGCGCGTCTGTTGCGTTACTGCCTGCATCTACCCCTGTAGAGATTTGATTGATGACAGATTGCATCTTACGGGCGGCACTCGCTGTACCAGCCACGGCTGCTTGGTCTAAGCCGACAAGAGCATGCTCATAGTCGCGCTTAATTTCCTTGAGGGCTTTCGCCATCTGGTATGCAGTTTCTTTTGCTCTACCATGAGTCTTAATTGCGTCAGCAGTTGCCGACACTTGAAAGCCCTTAACTAAAATCTGGCATGTACCAGTACGCTCTGTAGCATCGCCCAGTGTTGCGAAAGCGGCGTCAGCCCCTTCTATAGCGGCATTGACCGAAATTGCTGCCAAGCTGTCTTCAAGCCAAGAGTATGTACGTGCTGTAACCTTTTCGGTTTTGAGCATTGCTTGCATGGGCGTAGAAAACGGAGAGATGTTTGAAATTATGTCGGAAACGTCTTCAGCCTTACCTACCTGATCGTAGGTTGAATAGATAGCCATAGTAATTATATCCTTTTCAAGGGTTTATGATGTAAACTTAAAGTTTTGGATCAGTCTGCCCAACGCGCCATCAAAGCGTCTGCAATGTCATCAGTACTACCGCCATCACGAGGATTATTTATGAGCTTCTGGTGCGCGGAGTTGCGCCTTTCGGCTTTAATCTGTGACTTAGATGGTGGTGCTTTCTTGGCACTTAAAACCTTGGTCCTGCCGCTCTTACTTTTCGTAACTTTGGCCTTGGCTTTCTTGCTTTCGGCTGTCTGTTTCGATTGGTCATAGAGGCGAGCTTTGTTTATCAGCATTATCACTTCTGGTGATGTGTACTGGTCCACTTGCTCTTTTGGCAGTCCGACTTTTACAGCGTAGGTTCTGATCTCCGCGTAGAGTTCATTTCCCCAATCTGGCAGGCTTTCTTCCAAGACCTTTACGCAATCTGCGGCGGCTTGGTTGTTAGCTTGCTGTTGCTGTGCTTGCATGTCAGACACCATCTGACCGCTCTCTTCCTTTAGGAAGCGCAGGTCGTCTTCGGCTTGCCGTGCATCTTGTCGTAACTGAGCGAAAGTCTCGCCGTCCATTTGTTGGGACGCTACGAGCATATCTAAATCAGCGTAGGGTTTGTACCTAGCTTCTGCACGTTCCATTAGTTTCTGATAACTTGCCTGCGTCTTTACCAGACTTTCGTCTGAGACTTTGCGTTGCGAGGCTAAATCCTGAGACTTCTTTGTTAAGGATGCTTCTTGTCCATATAGTCGCTTCAAGTCCTTTACAGATACCTTCTTGGATACTCCGTTGACCACGATATCAACAACATTGTCCTCAGAAGCAACTTTAGGCTCATTGCCCTCATCATCTTCTTCAGTGTCATCGTCGTCGTCATCTTCTTCTTCTGTATCTTCATCAGGGTCTTCTAGGCTTTCATCGTCTTCATCGACATCCGCGTCCTCAGTTTCATCCTCTTCGACCTCTGTCTCGTTTTGGTCTTCGGATGTTGCATCTTCGTCCTCGATTTCATTGGATAGGTCTTCACCGTCCGTCCATCGTCCTAAGATTGCGTCCGCTGCTTCATCTCTGTCGAGATTTTGCGGCTCAGAGTTAGTATCTTGCACGTTATTCATGGTGCTACTGTTCCTCTTGGCTTGTGTCGCCATTTTGCTGTTCTAAGATGCTGTCACGCACTTGAACTCGTTGTTTTAAAGTGTTCACCACGTCTACGATTGCGCGATAGTGGCTATAGACTAGCTCTCTGCCGTCTATGTCTTCTGGCTCTGTATTCACAAAACTGTGGAATGCAGATTCAACAGTCTCATCAATGACCGAAGTGAAGGCGGGGGTCTGTAGTAGACCCTCCGCCTCATCTCCAGCCACAACAAGTTGCTCTTCTTGTGTGGGCATATGTTTCCTAATTTGGTTAGCCGTTTGGACTTGCAATAGCCCGAACATCATCAGCACCCTTAGCAATCTCAAGCTCTTCGAGGTTGACGTATTCTTTGTGCTCGTGTTGGGTTTCTTGTAGGTCCATCTTGTCGGACTTGAGTGCGAAGTCTTGCTGGGCTTTCATTTGTGCAAGCTCATGCTTCATTTGCCCCATCTGGGCATCAAACTGGGCTTTCATTTCAGAAACAGCAGTTTGTCTCTCTTGAATTTCCAGTTGTTTCTGCGCCATCTGCATCTGCATCTCTTGTGCTGGATCAGGTGGCGGTGGAGGTATCTGCGCGGGGTCTGTTAAAAAGTCCGCTATGTTCTTGATACCTGACTTCTCAAAGATCACTCCTAGCATCTTGTACTTGTTTTCAGATGAGTACATTTGGCCGAGAGATGGATCACCAGAGAGCAGAGTGTGGAAGGCCAGGTACTTTTGCACCATAGTCTCCTGATCTCCGTAACCTAAGTTGAACTCCACTTGTACGTCACGCTTGTCTGCCCATTTTGCGGGATTAACATTAACGTAACGGCCTGCAAGCTCTACGATCTTCTCTTCACTCTCGTTCTCTACGACCAATTGGTAAACGATAGAGAATAGGGGCTTTAGAAAGTTGTTCGCAAAGTTTCGCGCAATGATCTTTTGTCGCTGTTGGCTCATAGTGGCCAACTGCTCTACCATAGCTGCGGAGTTTTGTTTGCTTATAGCGTCCTTATTAAGGCCTTGACTTAGGCGGGAGACACCAGAAGTGTCCTCCTTGTCCTCATCCAGCATCTGTATTGTCTGAAACACATAAGGGTTCAGCGATGCTTGAGGCATGGGGTTGATAGCGTCAGGGCGTGTCACGTTGACAATGCCGCCAACCCTATTGTCGATCAGTTCCCGAGGGTTAGTCAAACCGCCCTTTACTACTGTGTATCGGGGGTTATTTGTAACCATAGCGTGGTCTAGGATTGACCGCGTAAGAACAGTTCGCGCATTCTGAATACCAAGTAACTTTTCACCAAAGTTATTACCGTGGAAAGCATGAGGTACTGGTAGCGGGACAAAGGCAACAAATGGACGCCTCTGTACTATCTCTTTCTCAAGTAATACGTTGGAACATTTGACCACACGGTACAGGTCAGCTTTGCCTGTGCCCTCAACGTCTAGCTCAATGTATGCTTCGATTACTGTTACCTGACGGGTCTGACGTTGGTATCCTTTAGCACTGTTGAACTGGTCGGAACCTAAGTCATCGAAACGCGCCAGTATCTCTGGGTCGCCATCGAAGTCACTGTCCTCATTGTCAGCAATGCTGGCCACAACGTCTTCATCATAGCCCATCTCCAAAAGGTCACTAATGGTCTTCTTGGTGCGGTGGGCACAAAAGGTCACAGATTCTAAAGATTTGGCTTGAGGTTCAATCAAGAACTCTTCGGGAGCCACAGCCTCAACGCGAACCTGTGAGGTGTCACGAGTAACCCGTAGCTCACCTGTAAACATTCCCATTTCGTCTTGCTCTAGCTCTTCAATCTCTACGTTCTCATCCGCAAGAAGGGCGTCCAGTTCTTCCTCTGTAAGCCCCTCAATGTACTCAAGGCTGCTTTCAGACTGTACGTCCCAGAAGACCTTACAGATGCCAGCACGAGCAATTAAACCATCGTGGATGACGGTCTGCATCACTTCAAACAAGTTGTTCTGGCGGTGTAGCACATAGTCAGTGTACTCAGTGCAGACCTCAGCCGTAGCAACATCATCTACGTTCTGTGGCGCAAAGCGCATTGTCTTGTTGCCAGTGCTGAAGGTTTCCAGCAATGCCGCCTTCATACTCTCCACTGCATCGTAGACATCTTGGCTGACGTACTTACTGTTGCCATCATGCGCTGGGCGAGGGAGTGCAGCGGAATAATACTGCATAACCTTTCGCCGTTCTGAGGATATTTCAGAGTCATAATAGCCAATTGAACGCCGTATGTTGGTGTCAACTATTGATACGATTTGATCGTCATCAAGGCTTGTGTATTCTTCTTTTGATTTCATGTCTAAACCATCTCAATGTAATAGTCATCGACTGCTTCAACAGGCTCCCAAGCACCCTCATGGATGTGGTTGGCTAACGCCAAGCTCATTACGCAGTCATCGAAACATCCAGCTTCTGCCTCCATTCCGCCACTCTGTGTGACGATATATGTAAGCATTTCGCGGATAGTGACCTTATCGTTAAGTTCGATTGCACCCTCTCGAACAGAGGCCCTAAGTTCATCAATAATCAGGGGTTTAGTCTTGGAGGTAGTAGTGAAGCCCAGCTTTAGGGTTTCTTTCTCAGTCAACTTGTCTATCTGCACCTCGGTATAGAAATGCGGATAAGCTAAGTCTTTTCCAAGACGTGTACACGTTAAGATACCGTGACTGTTGTTCTCTACTATGATGAAGGCAAAGTTAAAGAACTCACCCAGCTTGTAGAGGACTGTTGCAAAGTAATCGGGATGCACTTGGGCACGATAAGTCGCGACCTGTCGTTTTTTACTGTCTAGTACCTGAGCTACGCTGTAGTCACCACCTCGCACGCCCATGGCAACGTCAGCACCAATT